TATCGTAAGATAGAATCGACTTACCAGTCGGGTCTCGGACAGTGAGGTAAAAATCTACAAATGTAGCAATGCCCCTTACTTGTTGGTACACATTAATCCAACCTCCCACCCCCTCTTTTATAAATACCTTATGGACAAAGAGAGATTAAAGTTGATTGTTAAGAACCTCAAACTCTTGGTTGATTCCTTAGAGTCTGAGGTTTATTCTGATGTTGATGCTTATACATCAGATTTACCTGCATTTTCTGCACCCCCTAATGATTATGAAGAAGTCTTCAATGACGACGATGGTTACCCAGACTAGACAGTATGCATTGTCTATATTGATGAAAGAATTCGGAGACACTCATACCAACAGAGCAATCTATGAGTGTGCTGATGATTGGTGTAGTAAGCACGTGAACACAAGCGGAATAGTCTCCTATTTTAAAGCGTACTACGGTAAGTATGAAAGACAAGAAGGCAGCCAAACTAATACTAAAGAGGGCAAAGAAACATCCTGAGTTATATTCTAAGGAGGAAATAAACTTTGCTAAGAACTTTAAAAAACGACTCAAACTTGAAAAGAAACAACATGAACGTGAAGTTGGTGACAGTGACTCCAGAGGCGGAAAAAACAATGGGGTACGTGGCAAGGGTGAGCAACCCAAAGAATCAGGACAATCCAAACGTAAGTGGTTTGCTAAGTTACTGCATCAAGCACGGTCATTGGTCGGTCTTTGAGCAAGCATACATGACTCTGGAGATCAGCACTACCAGAGGATTAGCAGCACAGATATTAAGACATAGATCATTCACCTATCAAGAGTTCTCTCAAAGGTATGCTGATAGCAGTATGTTAGGTAAAGAGATACCTTTGCCAGAGCTACGTAGACAGGATGATAAGAATAGACAGAACAGTATCGATGATGTAGATCCTCTTGTTGTTCAGGATTTTAATAGTAAGATGCAAAAACATTTTGTAGATGGGATGCGTTTGTATAAAGAGATGTTAGATGCAGGTATCGCTAAGGAGTGTGCAAGATTTGTATTACCTCTTGCTACTCCCACTAAGATATACATGACTGGTTCATGCCGTTCATGGATACATTATATTAACTTACGTTCTGGTCATGGTACACAGAAAGAACACATGAATATTGCTAATGAATGTAAGAGAATATTCTCCGAACAATTCCCAGTGGTGGCAGAAGCCCTTGCTTGGTCTAAATAACAGCACATTATTAAGTTTTATGGCAACCTATCCTGTAGTCAACACAAAGACTGGTGAGCAGAAAGAAGTGAAGATGAGTATTCACGATTGGGATCAGTGGTGTACTGATAATCCAGATTGGTTGAGAGACTATTCTGATCCATCTACTATGCCTGGAGTGGGTGAAGTAGGTGAGTGGCAGAATAAACTTGTCGCTCGCAATCCTGGGTGGAATGAAGTTCTAGACAGAGCTTCTAGAGCACCTGGTTCTAAAGTCAAAAAGATTACCTAACATTTATGCCAAGAAAGAAAAAGACTGACGATCCCATTGGAGTAGGACTTACGGCTAAACAAATGAGACGTAAGAAACCTATCAATGCAGATCTACTTGTAGACATTGATCCTCTTACTACCAATCAAGAGAAATTCTTTGAAGAGTATGACGCAGGTAAACATTTGTTTGCCTATGGATGTGCTGGTACAGGTAAAACATTCATTGCATTGTACAAAGCACTCAAAGAAGTTCTTGATTTAGATACACCATACGAAAAGATTTACATCGTTCGTTCTCTTGTATCCACACGTGAAATTGGTTTCCTACCAGGAGATCATGAGGATAAATCTTATCTCTTTCAGGTTCCATACAAGAAGATGGTCAAGTACATGTTTCAGATGCCATCTGATACAGACTTTGAGATGTTGTATGGTAAACTTAAGACTCAAGAAACTGTTACCTTTTGGAGTACTTCATTCATACGTGGAACTACATTAGATAATGCTATTGTCATTGTGGATGAGTGTCAGAACTTGAACTTTCACGAGTTAGATAGTATAATTACTAGAGTAGGAGATAATTCTAGGATTATTTTCTGTGGTGACGGAGTTCAAACTGATCTTCGTAACAATCATGAACGTGCAGGTCTTGGTGATTTTATGAAAGTTGTTTCTATGATGGAATCTTTTGCTGCTATTGAATTTGATATTAATGATATCGTTCGGTCTGGATTGGTTAAGGAATACATCTTAGCCAAACATGCACTGGGGATGCTATGATTTTTGAGCATTGTAATTATCTCGGTGACATTGAATTAGAAAAGAAAGAAACACCTGGTTGTAGACTGTATCAAGTCCCCAACGGTGAGTGGGTTCCTTCTATAACTTCAGTAACATCTTTCTACAATCGACACATCTTTGCCAAGTGGCGTAAGCGTGTAGGTGAGGAAGAAGCGAATCGCATCACTAAGAAAGCAACCACACGTGGTACAGATTTTCATGAGGCAGCTCAAGGATATCTGGAGAATAAAGAACTGGACTGGAATAACTTCCTTCCTGCCACACAATTTATGTTCCACCATGCTAAACCTTACCTTGATAAGATTCAAAATGTTCATGCAATTGAGCGTACTCTTTACTCAGAGTATCTTGGCATTGCTGGTCGTGTTGATTGCATTGCTGAATATGAAGGCGAACTAGCAATCATTGACTTTAAAACATCTGATAAGATTAAACCAGAGAAATGGTTGGAAAATTATTTCGTTCAAGAAACTGCATACGCATGTATGTACTATGAGTTGACTGGTATATCTGTTAAGAAACTTATTACATTAATGGTAACACCTGGTGGAGAAGTAAAAGTATTTGACAAACGCAACAAAGACGAGTATATTAAGCTATTAGTAAAGTACATAAAGAAATTTGTCACCTCTAATCTCAAATCTCATGGTAATGGATAAAGAACTAAACGAAGTGTTGGAGAAGAAGTTTCTTTGTCCATCCAAATTTGCACAGGATATAGAAAAGTTAGTGCAAGAAAATGATTCACTTAATTATATTGAAGCAATTATAGTTTATTGTGATGAGAATACAATTGAACTTGAGTCCGTACCTAAATTATTATCAAAGCCTTTGAAAGAAAAACTAAAGTACACAGCACAGGAATTAAACTTTTTGAAACGCACATCCCGTGCGAAATTGCCAATCTAGTTTAATAAAATCTCTAAAAAAAATTCTGCCAAATTTTTTCTCTATTACTTTTTTTCACATGGAAGACGATCACTTACCAGAACATATTAATAATCTTTGGGAGGACATGGATCGTCTCAATGCATTGTATGAAGAACTCATGTGGGAGCATGATGTTGAGTTAGAGTTTAAAGCAGACTATGAAAACAATCGAATTATTATCAAACCATTTGAGGGATGATGCCTTTTGAAACATATAAAACTTATCTTGCAATGAAGCAACACTTCACCAAAGATAAGTATGATTATCACAAGTATTGTGGTCGGTCTCGTGCTACCTTAAGTGCATTTCATAAACGTAAGGACAGATACTTCTTTGAGAAGATGTCTAGGTCTCATCCAGATAAAGAGATAGAAGATTATTTCGTAGCTAACTTTGTATCATGTAAAGATCCAGAGACACTATGGATAGGAGAAATTATAAGGGAAGGAGATAGTAATTTTAGACAGTGGCAGAAGAAAGTTCAGTCACTGTCTTATGTTTTTAAAGAAGATGCTACTGCATTGTTTGATGAACATAGTATGGATGATGTCTTTGATTGTAGTAGTGGACACCCTCCTATATTAAAAAGTTATCTTGGTGGGTTTACAAGTTTGGAAACTTTGGTAATATGTGATAGAATACTTGGGTACGTTAAAAACTTCGATAAGAAGTTGAAGGATCCTGTGTGGGAAACCGTCAGTAGACGGATTAAAAAGTACACACCCTTCCTAAATATTAATGTACCACGTTACAAAAAAGTTCTAAAAGAGGTTGTCATTCATGGCCATGACTAATGATGAAGTGCTTAAAAATTTAAAAGAGCAACTGGTTACTGTCAGTGAGACTCGTCTTAAACTTCTAGGTGCTATTGATGTTCTCGAACAAATTCGAGACAGTCAAACTGAAACTGAAACTGAAACCGAAACAACAGAGGAGGTTGAAAGAAATTGACGTTTTTCGATTCAGATCTTGTCCGAAAGGAGATGGCAGACATTCAAGATCTTCAAGAGGAGATCTATGGTAGTGTCTTTAATTTTCCTCAAATGGATAATGATCAAAAGGAAGAACATATTGACCTACTTATGGAACTTCTTGAGAAACAAAGGATACTCTATGCTCGTATGAGTTTATCAGATGATCCACAAGCGAAAAAAATGAAGGAGAACATTCAAGAGTCTGCTGTTATGATGGGGATGCCCAAGGATGTTGATATGGCCAATGTCTTTGCCAATATGGAGAAGATGATTGGGATTATGAAACAGCAGGTTGACAATAGTTCTTATTGATAATATAATATTCAGGTACAAACAAGCCAAATCTAAAAAACAAAAGCCAAATCTATGTCTTTTTCAAGCCTAAAGAAACAGTCTTCTCTTGGATCGCTGACCTCCAAACTAGTTAAGGAGATCGAGAAGACGAACACTACCAAAGGTGGTGCTGATGAGCGACTTTGGAAACCAGAACTGGATAAGTCTGGTAATGGTTATGCTGTTATTCGTTTCCTTCCTGCAACTGATGGAGAGGATCTACCTTGGGCAAAGGTATACTCCCATGCATTCCAAGGACCAGGTGGTTGGTACATTGAGAATTCTCTTACCACTCTTGGTGCTAAGGATCCTGTATCAGAATACAATAGGGACTTATGGAACAGTGGTAATGATGCTGATAAGGATGTTGTTCGTAGACAGAAGCGTAAGCTATCTTACTATGCAAACATCTATGTTGTGAAGGATCCAGTCAATCCTC